TCAGGCTTCTGGTTTGACGTGGCGTATAGGCGCATAGATGCGATCGCGCGCGCCCCACTCGTGATAGCTGAGTCGATGCATGCCGTGATCTTCGCTGAAAGCTTTCGAATACCTTGGATTCCTGTAAGAATCGGCCCCAATTTCAACTCGGAGAAATGGATCGACGTCTTTGAAAGCGCTGATCTTGATATAGAAATCCATTCGCTCTTTCCCAAGCTAGATCCGTTGGAAAGGATCACTCGCTTTGTTCCAACGCGACGTAACCGTAGAAGAATTCGGCTTTCACTAGAGAAAACCCAAGTTGCTAAGGAATTCGAACGCATCCTTAAGCGAGAGCCAATCTTGGGGGACGAGAACATGCTGGAACTGAGAAAAAACGCCTATCGAGACGTGCTCGCGGACGCACTGAGAAAATACTCATGAGAGGGTGGCGGTGAGTGCAAAACGGTGCTCGAAGCACTACTCGCCAGGCCAGTCTAGCTGTATTCGACGACAGTGCGCCGCGTTGTGAACGGGCGTGCTGGGTTCTTAGCAAGCCGTTCAGCCTGACGCGAAACTCTTCTAAGCTCGCGCAGTATTTTGGCACCATTTGACATTTTTCCACGGCGCTTACGGGCAGAGATATTCGAGCTGTCGGTAACCTGACTTTTGAACTCTGAATTGCCCTGGAACATGCGATCGTCTTGAATGCAAATTGCATCGCAAAGCTGCCAGACACTGAGATCGGAATTGAAATCAGGGTCGAAAATTAGGTGGTCTACCGGCATTTCAACTTTTGTAGACGCCGACAGAAGTTTTACTGCAGCATTGCGGCTCAAGACGTACCCAGCACCCCCAAGGTGCTTATCCTCTAAGCGATGTAAAAACCGACTGTGCGCTGGTATCCGACGCTTTGAAAGCGTCGTTTTCGTGAGATAAGTCTCAAGCTTCACCACATCAATATAGGGTGGTATCCACGTATCTTCAGAAATAAAGTCAGCCGCATCAGCTGAGAAATGTACGTCGTCCTCGAATATGGCGCCAAAATCGTGATTTCCCTCGACAATGCGCTTCCAGCATTCGCGATGGCTCAAAAAGGTGGCTTTTTCGCCGTCCAACCACGGCCGTCCCATCCGGTTTCCGAATTCGATCCCATTGGGCTTTTTCGACAGCTCTTCAATCGTGACGGCGCTGATTCTATGGGTGGCAATTCCCATCTCGGAGAACTGTCGCTCCATAAAGTCGCGGCGTTTCTGGGCAGTGTCCAAGTTTATGTAAAAGCTGATCATTTTTCTCTCAATACGTTTCCGTTCTATTTTATGACGCTTATACCAAGGCTTTGCCGCCTCTTCCAGTTCGCCTCTTATTCCTTCCGCTCTCGCGCGATCAGCGCCGCCTTTGCCCTGGCCTTCTGCCGCTCAGGACCAGCGTAGAGCTGCACCATGCGCTGCGTCTTGTGGCCGGTGATTGCCATGATCTGATCATCGTCGAGCCCGACCCGGGCGAGCTCGGCCGTCGCGGTGTAGCGCAGGGAGTGGATGTCGAAGGCCTCGGCCCCGATCTCGCGCCGCAGCTTCATCACCGCATCATGCGCGCCCCGGTAGGACCAAGGCCCCGTGCCCGCCTGGTTGGTGAGGATGAAGACCGATCGGCGCGGCGCGCGCGTCAGGACCTCGAGCAGCATCTGCGGCACCGGGATCCAGAGGCGCGCCTTCGTCTTCCCCTGGCGAACGCTGATCGCCTCGCCGTCGAAATCCGACCACCTCATCTTGAGGACATCGCCGATCCGCTGGCCGGTGCCCAGCAACAGCTCGAACAGGAGCCGGGTGCGATCATCTGCCACTGCGCGCGCATCTGTGACAAGCGTCTCGGTCCATGGCTGGCGCTCGATCTTCGCGTACTTGACCTCGGAAACGCCCTTGGCGGGGTTGCCGCCCGTGGGCAGGAGGCCGTAGTCGATCGCGCGCTCCATGAGGATGCGCAGGACCCGGAGACGATAGTTTGCCTTGTGCGGGCTTTTTCGCGCCCAGGTGTCGCGCCACTGGATGACATGCTGACGCTCGATTCTGCGCGGCTCAATGTGGCCGATCTTGTCTTCGAGGAAGTCGAGGTGCTTTCGATAGTCCGACTTCGTGCGCTGGGCGAGGCCGTCGAACTCCGTAGAGCGTGCATACCTGGCGATGACATACGCGACGGTGCTACCGTGGGCGACCGGCGCGGGTGCATTCAGCAGGCGCTCGCGCTCCTGATGCAGCGCAAACGGCACTGGCTCGCCCGCCGGGAACTGTGTCTGCATCGGGATCTCGACAATCTTGCTCCCGGAGCGCTTGCGGAAAAGCAGCTTCCCATCGCGCTTGCGGCGATGCACGTAGGATGGCAGGTCGCGGCCCTTCACTCGGTCATGTCCACCAAATCGGCCGGGTTTGTCGTGTTCTGACCGCCAGACATCATCACCTCGATCCCGCCGCCGGGCAGGATGGTGGCCCGCTCGATCCGGCGGCCGAGCTTCGCTTCGAGCCGCTGAACATAGTCGGCCACCTTCGACGGAGACAACATCGCCTCTCCTGGGGGCTGTCGGACAATAGCGTTCATGCAGATTGCTCCCTATTGAAGTTGAACGGAACCGCATCGAGGGTAAAACGCCCGATGCGATATCTATGAAGAAAGTCGAGCAGATAAGTGGGATCACCGGGGTACGGGGCCATGTTCCAAGCGTCCGTCAGAACGCGCCGCTCATTATCTGAAAATGCTCTGAGCTCCTGCCGAGCTTTTCTCCAGCGATCCGCTTTCCACTTCCGGGTTCGCTGTTCCGATAAGTGCCAAGCGATCTCCCGGCTCGCCATCACCTCATCCTCTCCAGGCTGTTCTTCAGCTATCTGATCAGCGAAAAGAGGAAGCGCCTCGCGCTCGGCCATCTGACGCCTGCGCAATGCGGCACGCTTCCTTGGTGTGTCAGTGAACGGATGGCGCAAGGTACGAGTGAACCTCATAATATGGACCTACCGCAGCTCAAGCGCCCAGGCGCGGATATGATTGGCGTCTTTGCTCTCGGTATCTCCCATGCGTGAAAGCACCTCATCGACAGCAAAATGAAGGGCATCGTCTCGCGTCTCTGCAAAGTTCCCCCATTTGGGGCCGACCTTGTAACTGCAGCCCGCCATGTCAGCGTGCCAGCTCGTTCCCCACATCCACAGACCGTCAGTGTGACGGTGCAGCTCGATGCGGGCGCGATCCCAGGCCAAGCGAGGATGGGGTAGTCGCAGAACTTCATCGACTTCGCCAAGCACGACCCCTAGGGCGTCGTTCACTGGGCGCTTGATCTTCGGGCCACGCATTAGGTCGAGCAGGTCGGTCACAGCTCCACCTCTCTCAGAAGCCAGTCCGCATCGCGGGTCATCCAGCTATCGACGATCAGCTTGGCATGGCCAACCACTGGAAAGTCGAAGCGCCGCCCGACCTCTGCCTCCACCACATCGGGATCGAGAATAGCCAGAGCTACATGCGACTTGCGCACGACAGTAACCGTCAGGCGCTGGGCTTCGATCTCGCGAACGACCCACGGGCAGATCGCCGCCGCCCGGCGCGCGCAGTCTCGATGCGACGGGGCCATGACGTGACCAACCTCGTCAGTGCCTTTCAGCGTGTTTCCCGGGTGCAGAAGAACCCTCGCCTGCCCGGGCCGGATCATGCGCCCACACACATCACAGAATCCTTGCACGATTGCCCGCCGCTGCCGCTGATAGTGGGCTGAGCCGAAGATGGGCTTTCCTTCACCCGGCGCGCTGCGCTGGCAGAGCGCCCACGCGCCGTTGAGGTAGTGTTCCTTGCGGACCTCGTAGTCAGCGTCTTCGCCAGTCCACGGCGATGTCCAAGGCGCGAAGGTTGTGCGGTCGGTCATACCAGCACCTCCGGGTATCCGTCATGCACGACGCCATCAAGCGTGCGGCCTGCGCGCTTTGTGCCGATCCTGCGGACATTGCGGCCATCACGGAACGTGAAGATAATGCCGGGTCCCTCGACCTCGGAGACGCTGACCCACTCGCCCCACTGCTTGAATAGGAACGGAACATCAGCCGCAGAGCATTGGTCGCGAAGATCGCGGAACCACTGAGGGTTCGAGGGCCGGGCGCGGGGGCCGCTCTCGCCACCAGTAATGATCCAGTCGAGCTTGTGGACGTAGCGACGGATCGACAACGGCCCAAGCAACGGCTCACATGACAGAAATAGAACCCGTGCCGGGCACTGGATCAGGTGAGGGATGCGCCGGTCGGCTTCTTCTTGGTTCTCGACGGTTGTGCCAAGCCATACGTTGCTTGGGATACCTCGCGTGAACCAGCGTTCGGGAGAGAATTTAACGATGTTCTGCGGGCGCTTGGTCAGCAGCAACCAGTCCAAATTCGGCGTCTGGTCGATCAGATCCCAGAGTTCCCGGCGCCAAGCCTGCTCGATCGACTTGTGGTTATCGAACACATCGGCCAGCGAGGCGCAAAAGACGCGCGGGCGCTCCGCCGCGCCTTCGGCCTGCTTGTTCCATTTGATCGGGTCACGCCATGTCTTCGTGCGGCGGCGCGCGCCGCGCGGCCCCCACTCTACATGGCCGCTGCGCTTCGCCCAGCCCTCTGCATAGCAGTTATCGCAGGCCGGGCTGACCTTGGTGCAGCCGGTCCACGGGTTGAAGGTGTGGGTGGTCCACTCGATGCCGCTGTTCTCAGCCATCACGCCACCTCCTCGCTGTCGATATTCGCCCGGATCGTGCGGAAGGTGACGGCGGCGACCCACGGGTTCACGTCCCAGCCGAAGCCGCGCGCGGCGTTGAGGCCGTCCCAGAGTTCGTGAAACCAGTCGCGCGGGTCAGGCCCGTCAGCCATGTTCGGGAATGGGCACCCTTCATCCATCGCATCTCCACGGCTGATAACTTGGAGGCGCTGCACGCGCACGTCCTCGACAATGAGCGTCAGGCGGGATGCCCAGCGGGGCATGAATATGCTGGGACGCTTCCGTCCACCATTGATGCATCCGGTGTCGCCCCAGCCCCAGCTTTCCCATACGCCATCGGCTGCGTAGAGGATGCTTTCATCACCTCCCAACTCGGTTGGCTTGAGGTCATCATATGAAGGCGATGTATGCCATGCCTCGCGCACCCAGAGGCGATCGCCATTCGCAAACGGAGCACTGAAAACTTGATGGACTCGCGCGCCGCTATGATCGAGGAAGCGCCATTTTCCGGGCAGAAACTGAAACGCAGATGCGATGTCGCCTAGCTGCGGTTTCAGCACCCGCCGCGTCTGCGTCTTGCGGCCGTCGAGGATGGCGCGGACCATGGGCCCGGAGAACAGGATCGGTTTGTCAGCCATCACGACCTCCTTTGACCGGTCGGAAGGCCAGCATCGGCATAGCGCTGCACGATCTTCTCGCCGAAGCTCTTGAACTCCTTATGGGCCTGCATCGCCTCATCATCACCGCAGCCGAAGCCGTGATAGAAGCCAGTCGACGCCCCTTCATAAAAGGCATCTTCAAGTTGCAGTCTTTGGACGTCAGGCAGCTCCTTCGGATCAGCCACACCGAAGCTGGCTGCACAAAACGAGCGAAAGCGTTCGGAGAAGAAGTCAGGATTAGCCACGCTGCACCTCCGCAGCGTCATCTGCGAGGCGACGGGCCGCGCTGGGCGAGAGTTCGAGATGGCCGCCGGAAAAGCCCCAGAGCACGTCCGCCAGCTGTGCTGTTACGTCGTGGCCCTTACCATCGTAAACGCGGCCAATCTCGGCGCGATAGATCGTTGCTTTGGTCATCAGAAAATCCCTTTCGTCAGTGCAAACCATGCAAGCGCAGCGGAAATCAGCAGACCGCCGATCCAGAAAGCCGTAGGCATCTGGCGCTCGTGCCGCGCTGGGCAGTCGCGTCCCTGGCGGCAGTCACCTGAGCATGGCGGGCAGATTCGCGGTTTTTCGTTGCTCTCGCCCGCTTTGGGAGGTGGGGTAGCGGGCGAGAGCGACCGACCGTGGGTATCGGCCGGCATGGGCTTGAGAATGTCGTATTGACCGGCGTTGAGGCGAAGCGGCTTGCCACGCTCGTCGATGATCTCCACAGCGCCAGTTCCGAAGACACGGCCCCAGACGGTGCCGTGCTCGACCTTGTGCGACGGCGAGCGGCGGAAGCTGACGGTGGCGCCGATCTCAGGCGGTGCGGAAAATCCCCTCCGGCCCGGCATATCCATGCCGGAGGGGTCAGTTTCCCCGGCCGACCGAGGCAACAGGTCAGTGCCGGGTTTCAGGGAGGTTCCGTCCGCGATGGTCATGCTTTCACCCCGATAAAACGCTCCAATGCGTCGAGCAGCTGGATCGCTTCTTGGCTGTCCTCGAAGTCCGAGGTAGCCAAGAGCAACAGGCGCAGGCCATCAGCCAAGATCGTTGCGGTGTCACCAGACCCTACATTGTCATGCTGGGTCACTGCGCCCTCGCGTGTCGCCTCGATGAGATCGGACGTTGCCGCCGACACCTGGGAGGCTGCAGCGAGGAGCGTTGTGATCTGCTCGCTCATGCGACCTCCGCACGGTCGAAGCCACCGGAGAGGACGTTGCGCGCGCAGAGCATCCAGTTCTGCGGCAGCTCGTCGATCGTGTCGGCCATAGCGTAGATCCCGAAGACCTCAATGGATTTCAGGATGGGGTCATAAAGCGGATCGCCGTCGTCACCGCGCGCCTCACCCGGAAGATCGCAGCGCCCGCCATTGCTCAGCGCGAGGTCGCGCAGCGCGTCGAACCGGTCTCCGGGCTTCGTCGTCTCGAGCAGTTGCACGGCCGCGGCGATCCGGCTGATATCGAGCTTGGTGTTCATGCCCTCACCTCTTCGATGTCGAGTTGCAGGATTCCCTCTTCGGTGATCGTGGCCTCGCGCATCGGGCGGGTGCCGGTGCGATCGAGCAGACCTTCGGTGAAGAGGAAATGGACGGTGGTGTTGCCATGCTCTGCGGCGCAGTCGGGGTGATTTCCGACCCAGACCGTCCCGTTGCCGTGGTTCGCGGCAACCTCGGTCAAGCCACCATGGCTGATCGAGCGATGCGCGTCACGCAGGGCGTCGAGCTGATAAGGCGTCAGGCGCGCGCCGATCCCCATCATTGCACTGCCTCCACCGGCATCTGCGCGATGTGGTCGGGATCGAAACGCAGACCGCGCTCCGCCATCAAAGTGGCCCATGCCATCCGGCGCAGAAGCGGGCGGTTTGCATATTGCTCGGGGTTGGCCACGATCTGGCGCGCATCAGCGCAGAATTGGGCGCTAGGCTGCGCCGCCGGGATCTTCGGTGGAATGAAGTGCTGCATCGTCGCCTCCGTTGTTGTTAGAACGACGTTATGTCCGCTTTTGCGGATAGTCAATAACTTTGTCCGCTTTGGCGGATATTAACTAAATGCAGTTGCGCGAATCGAGGCGGCGCGTTTTAGTCTTCCGGTAGAACGGAAAGAGAACATTGCATTGAGGATTTCAGAATATCTGCATACCTGGGGAGCGCTCAGCTTGAATGAGAAACGCGAAGCGCTTGGAAGGGCGCGTGAAATAATTCAGGCGCCGTCGCCATCCCCTGAGACCATCCCAGCATCCGCACCGTCGGCGTCTGGATCGCCACCATCATGCCCGCCGTCCTCGTCGACCTGCCGGACCGCAGCGCGATCCGTCAGCGAGATCGAGGAGGCGAAGAAGCCAGCTGCGGCCAAGGTCGGAACGACATAGACCATCTGCCCCGTCAGATAGGCGGCGGTGTAAGATGGCGCCAGAACGATCGCGGCCTTAATTGCAGCTTCTTTCAGTCCACGCATGCTATTTCGACGATATCAGGCTCTGGATCGCGGCGCGCTTTTCTGGGTGGCGATGGAGGAGTTCAAGGATCTCCGAATCCTCCGGCGTGACGTCGTGACCGTGAAGAATGTACACAAGGCTCACCGGGACAGCGTCGCACACAGCGATCAGGTTTGTGATCGTGGGATCCTTGCCTTCGGCCAAGATGGAGTGAACGTAGCCCGGATTATTTCCTGAGGCGAGCGAGATTGCCCGTTTCGACTTGCCGGACGCCTTAATTGCGCCCTCCAATCTGCTTTTCCAATCAGCATCGCTCATGCGCCATATGTCCTCGAAAGAGGATCATTTTGCACGTCCGATATATCTGATGCTTGCAATATCCGCCAAAGCGGATGTATGCAGGATGCATGACACTCGAAATCCACAAAGCCCTGGTCGATGAGATCGACGCCTTTCTTGAGGAAACCAAGATGGGCGAAAGCTACTTCGGCAAGGTCGCGACCGGGAATTCCGAGGTGGTTGCCCGCCTCCGGAACGATCGCACGATCACCGGGCTCACCGAAAAGAAGCTGCGCGACTTCATGGCCGCGCGGCGGAAGGAGGAGGCCGCATGAGTGAGGCACCGCAGGCTCCTGTCGTGATCTATGTGAATGGTTCGCCGTCATACGATCACGCTGCCACAGGACCCAGCGGTCCGTCGCGTGGACGTTTGTCCCACGACTTCCCTCATGCGGCCCATGCCGCGGCGCTGGCCCGTGCCGAGCGCTATGACCCGCAAAGGGTTCATCGCGAATTCCCCGAGCGCTGGCAGGCCTATATCCGTGCCAACTATCGCAACATCGGCCATGTGACGCAGGTGTTTCGCGTATCAGAGCGCACCGCCAGAAAATGGTGGGCGGGTGAGACGGGCGCGGTCGGCGGGCATGTCGCCATCGCTATGAACGAGCATCCGGCCATCGCGACCAGAATGCTCTTTGCGGCGGAGTGAACTGATGCACCACGCCCTTTTTTTTGACCACTACGGACAAAAGTCCGGTTTTTTGTCCGGCCTTTTGTCTGCGCGATCGGGAAAAAATTCTCCGATTCGCGTGATCGACGCAGCGGCACCCGCCGCTCAATTCCGGGGCCACAGAAGCCCCCAACCTATCGGAGCAGTGACATGGAGAAGCGACGAGGGGCGTCGCGGGACGGTGGAGCATGAGCCACCGCGCCGTCAACTGGGCGCTTGAACAGCGCCAGCTGAAGCCCGGGCCGTGGATCGTTCTGATCCAGCTCGGGGATCGCCACAACAAGGACACCAAGCAGGTGAACCCAGAGCAGGCCACGCTCGCGCACGACTGTAACATGTCGCGCGCGACCGTGAACCGTCATCTCGACGAGCTCGAGGCGGCGGGCCTGATCCAGCGCGTCCCCCGTCAGCACCCGGTGACACGCAAGCGGCTTTCGACCTTCTACATCTTGGGGCTCGACTTCGCGCAGCCCCCAGAGATCGAATTCGCCATGTCTCAGATTGAGACACGGGACTTGCAGGGGGAAAACGAGAACGTCGAGCCTAGCCGTGTCTCAGATTGCGACACGGAAACCGTGTCTCAAAATCACGAAAAACCGTGTCTCAAAAACGGCGAAAACCGTGTCTCAAATTGCGACACTAACCCCGTAAGGGAACCAGTAAAGGAACCTTGCGCGGCCTCGGCCCCGCACAGTTTCGATTTCGACGTTTTTCAGCGAAAGTTCCGCGATGCCTACCCGAGGCTCGGAAGCTTGGAGGCGACGGAAGACGCGCTGCGTGAGGCTCTGGAAGCCGGTGCAGATCCTGATCACATCCTCGCCGGGGCCCGGGCCTATGCCGTCGAGCAGAAGGGCAACAAGCGCCAGTACATCGCCTATTCCGAGAACTGGCTCGCGCAGAAGCGCTGGGAACAGTTCCCGAAGACCGCGGCGGGAGCGAGTGACCCGGAAGTGATCGCGCAGGTTCGAGCGAAGGCGATCAGGGAGAAGGCACCGTGGATCGGCCGCCACCTGTCACCATCCGCAGCGAGAGAGCTTGTCGCGCGTGGGCTCGTGACCGAGGAGGAATGTCGGGCAGCGGGGGTGGACCTATGACCTCTCCCCATGCCGATCCCGCCCGCTATGGAACCTGCTTCGGTGAGGTGATCGTCACCATCGACCTCGAGGCTGGCGATTGCGAGGTGCGAGCCCCCCGCCCCGGCCCGATCGGTCGGATCACGAAAACCATGCGCCTGCACAGCGTCGAGGAAATCCAGAACGCCTATCAGGTTCAACTCGGCCTGGCCGCGACTGACCCGATCGCGCGCGACATCGCCAAGGCGCTGAAATTCGCTGCCCACCAACTTCAAGATCATCAGGAGACCTGACATGAACGACGCAGCAAAGACCATGACGCTCACCGGCCCCGACGGAACCAGCGTTGGCCCGTTTTCTCTCGACGATCTCACCGCTGCATCTGCCCAGGTTGTCGAGCCTATGACGGCAGAGGTCTGCAATTGGGTGATCACAAACCGCAAGTGCTCGACCTCGCTTATCCAGCGCACGTTTGCCATCGGCTACAACCGCGCCGCTCGGATCGTCGAAGCCTTGGAGGCGCTGGGCGTCGTGACCTCGCCGGATCATGTAGGGAAACGGGAGGTGGTTGCAACGGAGATGCCGCGCAGCCTCGAATTGTCCGCCACCGCGCAAAAGCTCGTCAAAGCCCCGATGAAGGAAACGCCAGAGGACGTGGCAGTTCGCGAGACAGCCTACAATGTCGCCGCCGACGAGCTGCGCCAGTTCATCGAACAGTTCGAGAGCCTGGAGGCCGAGAAGAAGGACATTGCCGAGCAGCAGAAGGACGTCATGGCCGAAGCTAAGGCCCGCGGCTACGACACCAAGGTCATTCGGAAGATCGTCGCCCTGCGCAAGCGCGACAATGACGATGTCGCCGAGGAAGAGGCGATCCTAGACCTCTACAAATCCGCGCTCGGGATGAACTGATGGCGGGCAAGGAAAAATATGGTCTGCGCAACGTCGTCAAGATGATCAGCGATGTCGACGAGTTGCGCAAAGCGATCAGGGCCGAGGGCACACCAGCAATCCAAGATGCTTGGGATCGGATCGAGCCTCATATCGACTACGCGTATCGCGCCGGTCTCGACGCCACAGACCTCGCGAGGCTGACATGAGCGAGAAGATCACAGCCGCCCAGCTGCGCGACATGCAAAGCAAGCCCGCCGCCCAGAAATATAGCGCCCAGCGCCAGACCGTCGACGGTATCACCTTCGATTCCAAGAAGGAGGCACGCAGATACAAGGATCTGCGCATGCTCGAGCTCGCGGGCGACATACGTGATCTACAGCGCCAGGTGGTGGTGGAGCTCATGGGCCGCGATGGTCCGCTCCTAACGCGCACTGGCCGGAAGATGAAGATCACCGTCGATTTCTCCTATGTCGACGTGCGCACCGGACTGACCGTCTACGAGGATGCCAAGGGCATGCCCACCCGCGATTACGAGGTGCGCCGCGCTGTCGCCGCCGCCCAGGGCGTGCAGGTGGTCGAGGTATGAAGGCTTTCGAACTCACCGAAAAGGCCATCGCCTGGCTCAAGCGCGAATACCCGGGCGCAGTCATCGTCACCGAGTTCAGCGTCGCCGATTGGGGCGGTGCCCGCGTCGATGTGGCTGCGATCACCGACACTGAGATCGTCGGCGTCGAGATAAAGGGCGAAGGAGACAGCCCAGCGCGGCTTGAGTTGCAGGGCCTCGCCTATGGGCGTGTCGTTCGCAAGATGTGGCTGCTCGCTGATGAGAGCATTCAGGCGAAGTGTTTTGCGAAGCTGCCCGGCCTCTGGGGTCGCCTCGAGCTCTGGGAAGGGGACGTGCGCGCCTTCAACCGGGCGACCAAGCTCGGGAGCAAGATCAAGCTCAAGAACGGATACCGATATGAGCGCCTCCGCGACGAGAGCCGGTATGACCCCGACGCCGCACGTGAGAGCCCCTTGCTCTGCCCGAACAGCATGTGCGGCACGCTCTGGCGCGATGAACTGTACGAGATCGCCCGCCTTGCTGGTGTGGAGGTCCGAGGGAAAGCCAATGTGTGGCCGCTCACTCAGGCGATCTGCGAACAGCTTCCCGCGCCCACGATCCATGCCCTGATGATCGAGCAGCTACGCAAGCGGGATTGGCGCAACAAGCGGGTGATCGACACCAGGGAGAAAAGCCCAGCGCTGGGCGTACAGGAGGTGATGCTATGAGCTACCCAATCTCTCTCGCCTCTGGTGAGCGCAAGGCCCGCAAGGCGCACCAGTGTTTCGATTGCTACCGGACCATTCCTAAGGGGGAGGTCTACGACTTCCAGACGTGCAAATATGATCACGTCTACACCATCCGGCAGCACAAGGACTGCCGCGCCGCGTCGGAGTTCTATCGGAAGTTCATGGGCTTCGCATCTTGGGATTTCGATGACGGGATCCCACCACTCGCTGACATGATCTCGGACGGAGGAGAGTTTGAAAGCGACATGGAGTTGCTGCGAGGACGTTTCCCCCATGTTGTCTGCCGTCTCGAACTGAACCAGCAGCTTGCGCGTATCCGCAGGGGTGGTGAGGCATGAGCGCTCTAGCCCAGTTCCTCGCCTTACGCCCGCACGGTGGCTTCAACATGATCATGGCGGACCCCCCGTGGCGTTTTGACCTGCGCTCGGAAGCGGGAGAGGAGAAGGCCCCGCAGGCGCATTACCCGTGCGAGAACACCGAGGCGATCATGGCCCTGCCTGTCGAGGCAATCGCCGCCACTGACTGCCTGCTCTGGCTCTGGGCCACAAACCCGATGCTGCCGGATGCTCTGCGCGTGATCGAGGCTTGGGGCTTCCAGTTCAAGACTGCCGGCACGTGGGTGAAGCGCACCACGCACGGCAAGGATGCTTTCGGCACCGGCTACGTGCTTCGCAGCTCCAACGAGCCCTTCCTGATCGCCACGCGCGGCGCTCCGAAGACCACCAAGGCCACGCGCTCGACGATCCCGACGTATGACGATGGGTTCCACGCGCTGGGCGATGCGAGCAACTGGCCCGCCGGATCGATCACGATCGAGGCGAAGGTGCGCGAGCACTCACGCAAGCCCGAGGAGGCCTTCACAGCGGCGGAGAGCCTGATGCCGGACGCGCGCCGGGTCGAACTGTTCTCGCGTCAGTTTCGGCGCGGATGGGCCGTCTGGGGCAATGAAGTGGGGAAATTCGTTGCCGATTGAGATCGCACAACCGCTCCCCGAAAGCGTGGCAGAGATCGCCGAGGTGATCGGGCGCGAGCAGGCCCTGCACCTGATCGGCTCGCTGCCTCAGTCGGGATCCCGCGCGTGGCGGGTTTGTGTCTACATCCCGAAGCGACTGACCCATGTCGATCATCCGTTGGTCCGAATTCTCGGGTATCGGGACGCGCAGAAGCTCGTCCGTGCGTTCTCCGGGATGATCTTGCAGCCGTCCAATTGCCGGTTCCTCGCTCGCGCGGCGCGCAACCGGCGCATCTGGGAGATGGCGGGCGATGGGCTGAGCGTCACAGAGATCGCGCATGGGGTCGATCTGTCCGCCTATTGGGTGCGCGAAATCCTGCGTGGGGAACCGCCAGAGGAGATGTCGCGCCAATGACCGCAGTCTTGACGCCATCAGTCTATCGCGGGGGGCCGAGCGATCGCAGGCTGCACCTCGGGCTGCCCGTGTCCATGAGAAAGGACCCGGAGATGTCTTCCCAACGCATGCAGCGGATCATCTGCCACTGGACGGCCGGTGGCAGTCGCGCTTCCGACGATGACCGCAAGCACTACCACAGGATCGTGGAACAGGACGGGACGGTCGTTCGCGGCACCGAGACGATCGCCGACAACATCGTGACGTCTGATGGCGACTATGCGGCGCACACGCTGCATCTCAACACCGGCTCGATCGGCATCGCCATGGCGGGGATGCGTGACGCCATCGAGTATCCGTTCAGCCCCGGGCCGTCGCCGATCAACGAGCACCAGTTCACCGTCTTCTGTTCGCTGGTCGCCGAACTGTGCCGGGAATACTCGATCCCCGTGACGCCGCAGACGGTCCTCACCCATGCAGAGGTCGAGACGACGCTGGGGGTCAAGCAGCGTGGGAAATGGGACATTGCCGTGCTGCCGTGGGGCGAGCACCTGACCGGGTCGCGCGCCGTTGGTGACCATATGCGCGCCACCGTTTCGGCAATGCTTGGCGTCGCGCCCGTGCCGAGCACCAACAGGCCGACGCTGCGCTTCGGTGACCGTGGCGTCTCGGTCGCTGAGCTGCAAACCGATCTTGCCGAGCTCGGCTATTTCAGCGGACGCACGGATGGCATCTTCGGCGCGCTCACCCGGGCATCGCTGCTCGCCTTTCAGGCCGATCAGGGGATCGGCACCGACGCGGTGGCAGGTGCGATGACCTGGGCCGCGCTGGCAAAGGCAGAGCCGCGCCCGCCGCGCGACGTCACGCAGGCCGAGATCGACGCCGAGTCCGGGACGGCCAAGGACGCACGCATGACCGAGCGCGTTGGCGACGTCATGGGGATCGGTGGCGCGGCGACGCTGGTCGCGCAGCTCAGCGCCGCGAGCGACACGCTCAGCAGCGCATCGGGCGCTCTCGGAAGGGTGACAGAGATTGTCACCCAGAACTGGCCGGTGGTGGCGCTCTGCGTCGTTTGCCTGTTCGGCTGGCTCGCCCTGCGCGCCCTGGGCATCACCACCCGCAAGCGCCGCCTGCGCGATGCGCGCGAGCACAGGAGCCTGGCACGATGATCGGTCAACTCGCTCTTGCCTTCGCGCGCTCGACCATTGGCCGTTACCTGATGGCAGGCCTTGCGATCCTCGCGGGTGTGGGCGTCTGGTCGGAGGTGAAAAAACGCGAGGGGCGCCGGGCAGAAAGCGCACGCCGCGATGTCGAAACCCTGAAAACCATGAGGAGGATGCAGGATGCGGGCAACCGTGTTCCCACTGATCGCGCTTCTGTCGCTCGGCGCATGCGCGACGGCAGCTTTTGACCTGGGCGGGACCGGGCCGGGGCTTGTGAAAGCCTATGACCCCTCGTTCCTCGCGCGCGCCGCCGATGAGCTCGAGGCCCTGCCGGAAGGCAGCGCCCTTGCCGTCATGATTTCCGATTACGCCGTGCTGCGCGCCCAGCTGCGCGCGGCGAACTAACCATGAGAGGGGAAAGCACATGGGACTTTTGAAAGTGACTGCATTCGATGCCGGGCCGAAATCTTCCGGGATCTCGATCTCGCAGGGTGAGACCCGCGAGAAAGCGTTTTTCAGGGTCAGTTTCACACTCGCGGCGCAGAACGAGATTTTCGGCCGGCCGCTCGACAGCGAGAAAGACGCTATCGCGTTCACCGTGACGAATGATCAGAAGCATTGCCACCTGATGGGGATCAAGGTTGTGCCGGTCGCCGATGACAGCGGCATCAGCCTCTCGCGCGGGGTACGCGGAAGCGTATCGGTGAAGCTGTCCCCATGGCGTCAAGCACAAGGCAAGCGTCCTGCCGCTTCCCTCCAAATCGTGAACCGGACGGTGAATGGCGGCGGCATCTCGGTAAAGCTGCCCGAATTGGCGCGCGCGACGCCGGACCTGTCCGATGTGGCGAAGGTGAGGTGACAGCCGATGACCTGTGTGGTTGGCCTGGTAGAGGGAAACGACGTCTTCATCGGCGCTGACTCGGCGGGCGTCGCTGGCCTTTCGATCGCCGTGCGTGCGGATGAGAAGGTATTCCGAAACGGAGAATTTGTCTTCGGCTTCACGACGTCGTTCCGCATGGGCCAGCTGCTGAGGTATCGGTTCAGCCCGCCGGATCTGAGGGAAGGCCAGTCGATCATGGCCTACATGGTCACGGACTTCATTGATGCCGTCCGCGCCACGATGGCTGACGGTGGCTTCTTGCATACCGACAACGGGCGCATTTCCGGCGGAAACTTCCTGGTCGGCTTTCGCGGACGTCTGTTTGAGATCGACGAGGACTTTCAGGTGGGCGAGCGCTTGGGGAATTTCGCGGCTGTCGGCTGCGGCAGTGACCTCGCGTTGGGATCGCTGTTCTCGACGCCCAGATCGGCGGGGCCGATTTCGCGGATCACCACCGCGCTTGGGGCGGCTGCATCGTTCTCGGCAGGTGTCTGCGCGCCGTTCTGCATCAGCTCGACGAGGATGGAGTATGAAGATGTTCCTGAATAAACGGGTCCTTCCCGCGGGGGAGCGGCTTGCGGGTGTTCACGGTCGCAAAAAATCATTTGTGAGTGGGCGCCAGAACCCATTTCGTTTCGCTTTGGGGAAAACGTGATGGCAGAGGTCAAAACCTACGCCGGGCACAAGCTGGTCCCGATCGAAAAGCTGAAGCCCTTCAAGAACAACTCGCGCACGCACTCACCGGCGCAGGTCAACCAGATCGTGACCTCGATCGAGCAGTTCGGTTTCACCAATCCGATCCTCATCGCCGATGACATGACCATCGTTGCCGGGCACGGCCGCTTCCTAGCAGCGGAAATCCTCGGCATGGACAAGGTGCCGTGCATCAAGCTCTCGGGCCTCACCGACGAGCAGCGCCGCGCCTATGTGATCGCCGACAATCAGCTCGCCGAGCAGGCCGGTTGGGATAAGGAGCTGCTGAAGCTCGAGCTCGGCTCGCTCGATCGTAGCGGCTTCGATCTCGGGGTGATCGGTTTCAGTGAAAAGGAGCTCGAGAAGCTGCTTGCAGATGATCCGAAAACGGATGGCCCCGCACCCGCGCCGGATCCGGACGAACTTGCCGTCATCGTTACCTGCGGCGACGAGGCCGAGCAGCAAGCAGCCTATGACCTTCTGGCACGTCACGGATTTGCGTGTCGGACAGCGTCCCTTAAGGGCGTTGTGACAGGTGGGTGATCTAGTTGAGCAGCACGGGCGAACCCACCTACGGGGTCGAGATCATCGCTCGGCTGTTCAATCTCACGCCGCGGCGTGTCCAGCAGCTCGCAAAGGACGGTGTCATCCCAAAGGCGGCGCGTGGTGAATATGCCCTCGCGCCGGCGGTGCGGGGCTACATCTCGTTCCTTCAGGATCGCCTCGAAAATCCCGGCTCCGAGAGCAAGATCAGTCTCAATGCAGAACGCGCGCGGAAGACGAAGGCCGAAGCCGACATCGCCGAGATGGAAGCCGCGAAACGCAAAGGCGAATTGATTGCCGCCGACGAGGTGGCGGAGGCTTGGCAAATCATCATGGCAGAGGTCCGGGCGAACCTGCTCCACAATGTTCCGGTGCGGATTGCAGCGCTTGCCAAGGCCGAGAACGACGAGACGAAGATCAAGGCAATGGTGAAGGCTGAGATCGCCGACGCGCTGCGTGCGATGGCCTCACAGGACGTGGACAAGCTGTTGGGTGGTGGCGATGGCGCATCCATTCAGTAGAGCAGCGAAAGCGGCAGTCTTGCTGGCGCTCTCTGCGCTGGCCCCGCCGCCGGACATGAAGCCATCGGAGTGGGCGGAGAAGTCCGTCTACATCCCGGTCGGCAACGCCATCCCCGGCCTGATCCGGTTCGACAATGCACCGTACCAGCGCGAACCGCTGGATATGACCGTGAACCCGGAGTGTTCGCGGATCACGCTGCAATGGGGCGGCCAGGTCGGCAAGACGATGGTCGCGCTCTGTGCCCAGGCGTTCCGCATCGCCCAGGAGCCGACCTCTCAGATCATGATGCAGCCCTCCGAGGGCGATCTGAACACATGGTTGCAGACCAAGTTCAATCCGCTGATCGAGGCGAACCCGGAGCTTGAGGCCAAGATCGCGACCCCGCGGGCGCGCAAGGGCGTGAACAACACGCGCATGAAATCCTACCCGGGCGGGCATATCATGTTCTCCTGGTCGGGATCCCCGAAGACGATGCGCGGGCGCTCGGCACCCTTCATCGTGTGCGACGAGACGGACGGATACGACCGCACCAATGAAGGGCACCCCGTCTCGCTACTCTGGCAGCGGGCTGCAACCTTCGGAGACCAGCGGCTTCTCCTCGAAATCTCGACGCCGTTGATCAAGGGCACATCGTGGATCGAGTCATCGTTCGAGCAGGGGGACCAGCGGCGGTTCCATGTTGCATGTCCGAAATGCGGCCATGTTCAGCCGCTCCGGTGGAGCCAGGTGAAGTGGGAGAAGGATGATGACGGAAACCACCTTCCTGAGACGGCCTACTACCAGTGCGACGGGCACGACCCGGAGACGGGCGAGCTGTGTGATGCGCGGTGGTCGGACAGCGATCGCGTGCAAGCGATCCGCATCGCCGAAGAGCTGGGGCACGGGTGGATCGCGGCGAAACCGTTCAAGGGGCATGCCTCCTACCACCTAAGCGAGCTCTATTCGACGTTTCGTCGGCTGTCCGATATCGTGCAGTCCTTCCTCGAGAAGAAGGCCGCCAACGATGTGCAGACCTTCGTCAACGTTTCCCTCGCCGAGACCTGGGAGGAAGAGGCCGAAAGCCTCGAGGTTGACGATCTAATCGGACGGGTCGAGAAATTCCCGGCACAGGTTCCGGCAGGTGTCGGCGTCCTCACGGCCGGGGTCGACATGCAGGAAGACCGCCTTGAGGTTGAGGTGGTCGGCTGGGGCCTCGGGGAAGAAAGCTGGTCAGTCGATCACGAAATAATCTGGGGCGATCCGACGAAGCCAGAGGTCTGGGCGGAGCTGTGGGAATATCTAGACCGCACGTTCACCCATGAGAGCGGTGCGGAAATGAAGATCGCCGCGACCTGCGTCGATACTGGCGGGTCTGGCGGTCTCACGCAGGCCGCCTATGAGCAGCTTCGAGGCAAGCAGCGGCGCAAGATTTTCGCGATCAAGGGCAAAGGCGGGTGGAACCGGCCGATCGTGTCGGCACCTGCCAAGGCCAGATCCGGGCGAAAGTCGCGCCCGGTCACCCTGTTCACCGTCGGAACCGACGAAGCCAAGCTCTATGTGATGCGCTGTCTCAAGGTGACGTCTGGCCCGCGCACCTGTCACTTCCCTGATGATCGCCCCCCCGAATACTTCCACCAGCTCACGGCCGAGCGGCTGGTGACAAAGATGGTGCGCGGCTTCCCGTTCCGCGAATGGCACAAGACCCGCGAGCGCAACGAAGTGCTGGACTGCCGGGTCTATGCCTATGCGGCCCTGAAGATCGAGAACCCGAACATGCGCCATCGTCTCGCGCGTCTTCAGCCTCTCGACGACGAAACAGGACATCAGGAAGAACTTGTTCCGGGGGAACCGCCAGAGGAAGAAGAGGACCAGCCTCGCAAGACTAGGCGCCGAAGGGCCCGCCGTCCCCGTGGTAGAGGCCGCGGGCGATCAGGCGACGGGTGGTAGGCGTGCTCACAGAATTCCCGAAAACGATCCAGGCAGGTCTTAGCCTCCGGGCAGAAATCGAGGCAATCGACTATCCAGCTCCGACATGGTCGGTCAGCGCACACCTGCGCGGGCCCGCCTCGATTGACATCGCGGCGACCGGAGAAGTCGAGCTCCACAGCTTCGCAGTCACTGGCGCCGAGACGGCGGCCTATGCTCCAGGTCTCTACATGGTGTCGGTGCGCGCCACCGATGGCGTCGATGTCTTCGAGCTCGAATCCGGACAGGTGGAAATTCTCGCCGATGTTGCCTCGCTCGATGCCGGGCATGATCCGCGCGTGCATGCCGAGAAGGTGCTGGATGCCATCGAAGCTGTGCTCGAGGGGCGCGCCTCGAAAGACCAGCAGTCCTACACGATCAACGGCCGGACCCTCGTGCGAACGTCGATCGCCGAACTCTTGCAGCTGCGCAAGACCTACCAGGATGAGGTGGCGAAGCTGAAAAGCGGTGGCCGGTCGCGCCGCATCCTGCGTCGTCAAGTGAAGGTGGTGATGTGATGGGCTGGCTCTTCTCCCGCGCGGCGACACCGACGATCAAGGGACCCTCGGCCGCAGAGCCGATTTTGCGCGAGTCTCCGATCCCCAAAGTCTCGCGACGCTCCGCGCCTATCACGGTGCGGGCCCGCCGGTCTTACGACGCCGGGGAAACAGACCGTCTGACGTCGACATGGACCACGGTGCCGCTCACCGCCGACCAGGTTATCGACCGGAACCAGCGTGTTCTCGTCGCGCGGTCGCGCGATCAGGCCGCGAAGAACGACTACATGAAGGCGTTTCTGCGTCTGGCGGACCAGAACATTGTCGGTCACCGGGGCGTCATCTTGCAGGCGCAGGCACGCGACGAGAACGGATCGCTCGATCGAGCTGCGAACGAGGCGATCGAGACGTGGTGGCGGCAGTGGCAACGCCCTGAGAATAGCGACATCACCGGTCGGCGCAGCTTCCGCATGCTGTGCAAGACGGCCGTTCGCACCTGCGCCAAGGACGGGGAGTTCATGTTCCGGGAAATTCGGGGCAAGGCCGCTCCGATGGGCTATGCCCTGCAAATCCTCGACCCGCAGCGCTGCCCTGTCGACTACAACGTCGAGCGACTGGCCGGAGGCCGGTTCATCCGTCAGGGCATCGAGTTTTCGCGCGAAGGCCGCCCGCTCGCCTATTACTTCATGACCGGGGATCCCGCGCATTCCGCCTACACCTTCAACGGGCGTAGCCTCGATCGGGTGCCCGCTGGCGAGATCATCCACGGCTTCCTCGAGGACATCGTCGGCCAACGCCGGGGCATCCCATGGGCGGCAACATCGCTCTGGCGGCTCTATCAGCTTGAGGGCTTCGAGAAGGCAGCGCTGATCAACGCTAAAACTGGCGCCAGCCTGGGCGGTTTCCTCGAATGGGAAAAAGATGAAGGCCCGGAACTCGACGAGGATGATTTCGACGAGGAGCTGTTCATCGAGCCCGAGGGCGGCGTGTTCCAGGAACTTCCGCCTGGGCTCAAGCACAAGGCCTTCCAGTCGCAATATCCCAGCGGTGAATTCGCGCCGTTCCACAAGGCGATGATCCGTGGTGCGGGCGCGGGTATGGGCGTGTCCTATGTCAGCCTTGCAAACGACCTCGAGGGCGTGAACTTCAGCTCGATCCGGCAAGGCGTTCTCGACGAGCGAGAGCACTGGATGGATCTTCAGGAGTGGTTGATCGAGACGCTTGTCGATCGCGTCTATCAGTCGGCGCTCGAACCGGCGCTGCTACTCGGCCTTATCACCAATGGCAAGATCCGGCTGCGGCCGGAGCGCATCGCGAAATATCGAAACGTGTTCTGGCAGGCGCGCCGGTGGGCGTGGGTCGATCCGCAGAAGGACATCAGGGCCGAGGTCGAAGCCAAGGACAATATGCTGACCTCCCCTTCGGAGATCATTCGCAAGCAAGGTCGCGACCCGGAAACGGTCTGGCGCACCTTTGCGGCCGACATCAAGTCGATGCAGGCCGCTGGCATCCCGGAGAATTTCATCATGGCAGCGCTGGGAAAAAATACCGGCCTGTCGTCGCCCGGCTCGGATTCCGGGTCCAACCCAGCCCAGGAGAACAACGATGCAGGCACCGATTGACCACTCTGCCCTGATTGGTCTCGCGCTGAGCCGCGCGATCACCCCCGAGCAGATCAACAACAACCGCGGCAATGGCCCGCTTCACCGCACCGCCGAGGTGCGCAATGTCGACGAGACGGCGCGCACGGTCGAGGTGGCATTCAGCTCGGAGACGCCGGTCGCGCGTTGGTTCGGCGATGAGGTGCTTGATCACAGCTCTGGCGCGATGAACGACACGCGCCTCAGCAACGGCGCCGCAGTTCTGTGGAACCACAACATGGACGTGCAGATCGGCGTGGTCGAGAGCGCGCGTATCGACAGTGACCGCGTCGGCCGTGCCGTCTTGCGCTTTGGCCGCTCTGGCCGGGCCGAAGAAATCTGGGCTGATGTCGTCGACGGAGTGATCCGCCACGTCTCGGTGGGCTATTTCGTGCGCGCAATCACCACCGAAGAGCGCGAAGGCGAGCCGGACAAGGTGACGATCACCGAATGGGAGCCCTATGAAATCTCGCTCGTTAGCGTTCCCGCTGATGCAAGCGTGGGTGTCGGGCGCTCTGTTGCGGGGGAACCGCCAGAGGAAGGCGGGAATGCGCCCGCCAATACTGACCCGGAAATTGACGAAACCGCCGAAACGAGAGGATCGGGCATGAAAACGAAAATTCTCCGCGACGCTGCCGGTAACCTGGTCCGCGCCAAAGTGGATGACGACGGCAATATCGTCGAGGTTATCGAGATGCTCGAGCGCGCCTCGGAAACCCAGGCGATGGTCCAGCGCGGCACCCAGGCCGAACAGCAGCGCACCGCCGACCTGCTCGAGCTCGGCGAGCAGTATTCGGCTCAGACCCTCGCGTCCGAAGCAATCCGCAACGGCACGTCGGTCGATGACTTCACCCGGTCGCTGCTCGATCATGTCTCGAACAACTCCGGTGGCGGTCGCCGCGGTAACCAGGCACTGGATGACGACGCGGGCATGATCGGCCTGACCGATGCCGAAGCGCAGAACTTCAGCTTCCTTCGCGCGTTCCGGGCGCTGGCAAACCCGCACGACCGGCGCGCCCAGGAAGAGGCCTCCTTCGAGTTCGAAGCCTCGCGCGCGGCCGAGCAGAGCTCCAACCGCGAAGCCCAGGGTATCATGGTGCCGGCCGATGTGCTTCGCCGCGCTCTGAACACCTCGACCTCGGGCACCGCATCCGGTGACACCGGTGGCTACGCGATTGCGACCGACCTCATGTCGCAGTCCTTCATCGAAATGCTCCGCAACCGCTCTGTTCTGCTCGGCCTCGCGACGCCGATGGGCGGTCTCGTCGGCAACGTCGACATTCCGGGTCAGGCTTCCGGCGCAACCGGCTACTGGATCGGTGAAGACGAAGATGCCACCGAGGGTTCGCAGGAACTGCGCCAGATCAGCCTCAACCCGAAGACCGCTGCGGCGTTCTCCGAGATCACCCGCAAGATGCTGCAACAGTCCTCGCTGGATGCCGAGGCGCTGGTGCGCCGCGATCTCGCCCGTGCTCTCGCGCTGACCATGGATTACGCTGGCTTCTACGGCACCGGGTCGGCGAACCAGCCGCTCGGGATCAAGAACCTGACCGGCATCAATGCAGTCGTCTTCGCCGCCGCGAACCCGACTTTCGAGGAGCTGGTGCAGCTCGAAACCGAGATCGCCGCGGACAACGCTGACGTCGATTCGATGGCCTATATCGGAAACGCCAAGTTCCGTGGCCACTGCAAGACCACCGAGAAGTTCGCTGGCTCGAGCGGCGCCACGATCTGGGAGCCCGGCGGGACCGTGAACGGCTATCAGGCCGAGATCACGAACCAGGTCATCGACGGTGACGTGTTCCACGGCAACTTCGCCGACATGATCGCTGCGATGTGGGGCGGCCTCGACCTGACGATCGACCCCTACTCGAACTCGAAAAAGGGGCGTCTGCGTATCGTCGCCTTCCAGGACATCGACTTCGCTTATCGCAACGTCGAGAGCTTCGCCTTCGGCAACGACGGCGTCTGATCAGAAGGGCGGGCGGCAGTACTGCCGCCCCACTGAAACCCCAGCACAGAGGAGCCAGCGATGGCGAACAAACAGGCTACGATCAAGATCACCTCGGCAATCGGAATCGACGGCAAGATCAAGAAACCCGGCACGATCATCACCGTCGACGAGGACGTTGCGAAAAACCTTCTTCAACGCGGTCGCGCGGTGCTCGATACGGCTGAAGGCATCGAGGACAAGCAGGGTGATCTGACCAAACTCAGCGTCGCGGAACTCAAGGAATACGCGAAACATCTCGATATCGACGGTGCTGACGGCATGAAAAAGGCCGAGCTCATCGGGGCGATCGAGGCGGCGGAAGCCGAATAAGCGATGCCGCACCCTTCTTGGGAAGACCTCTCCGAGTTCTTCGACCCAGACGAGTTCGCGACCACCGCGATCATCAGCCGGGCCGGAGAACAGATCGGAGAGGTCTTTGGCATTTTCGACGATCCGAACAAGGTTGCAGAGCTCGGTGAATATGAGCTTGACCATCAGACCCCGCGCTTCACCTGCCGGGAGGTCGATGCGGTCGATATCGTCAAAGGTGATGTCGCCACGATTGAGGGGCGCGAATTCGATATCATGCAGGAACCAGCGCTCGACGGCACCGGAATCGCGACGCTGATCCTCGCCGATCCGAATGTGATTTACGATGCTGGCCTTTGATATCGACGATGGGCGGCTCGACGAGATCGCCCTTGCCTATGACGCCACGCCAAAGCAGGTGAAACTCGCAACCAATCGGGCGTTGAAGCGCACCGCAGGGACCATCCGCAAGATTTCCTCGAAGGGGTTGCAGACCGAGCTTGGACTGCGCAACGCGACAGCGCTGCGTCGCCGCTTGAAAGAATACCGCGTCGGAAAAGGCGGTAGTGCCCTGAAGCTCTGGTACGGGACAAACGATCTTCCGATCTCGGCTTTCAAGGGGAAGCCAAAGAAGGTGGAAGGTGGTGTCCAGATCGGAGAGACCACGGTGCATGGTGCCTTCTTCACGTCGATCATGGGAAAGCGCCGGATCATGCAGAGAACCGGAAGCGGTCGGTGGGCGATCGCGGAGGCGACGATACCAGTGGCGGATCGGATGGCGATCTACCTCGAAGACGAGGTCTTCGTGGACATCGACACGATCTTCTTCAAGCACTTCAACCATGAAATCAGGGCGGCGACGATCCTGAAAGTCGGGGAGTATGGGCGATGAATGAACCCATTGATCTTGGTCTGGCCCTCGATACGATCGTGGCGCAGCTCGGCGCGGCGTTCGCCACCTTCAAGACCGTGGCGGCAGAGGACGAAGCGCGCACGAAGCTGGCTGTTCCGGCAATCATCGTGCAAATCTCCGAACTAGAACCGGATCTGGAGAAAGACGCCCATACCGGGCAATTCCCGTGCCTGGTCCGGCTCGAAGCACGCGTGGTCATGGGGCACAGGACGCCGAAGGTGCGCCGCGAGGTTGCAAAGGCCGCGGGGGCGATTGCCGCTTTCGTCCACAATAATCGCCTCGGCGTCGCATGGGGTGGTGCCACCGTGCTCTCCGTTGAGCCTGACGAATTCGCCCCGCAGGCCGATAACTTTGACATCTGGCGGATCGAATGGGCTCATAGCGCAGACATCGGTCAAAGCTACTTCGTCGATGACGGTGTGACACCGCGCGAAATTCTTTCGTCCTGGGCGCCTGATATCGGGCCCGACAATGAAGGCGAGTATGTTGCCGAGGAAACTTGATGTCTGAATTCACACTTTCCCAGCTGATGCAGGCCGTCGAACGGATGGTGATGCTCGCGACGGTGACCCGGCGCGCCGGGTCCATGGTCAAGGTGAAATGGGCTGACGGGGCCGAAAGCGATTGGCTGCACCTGGCGCAGCTCGGGTCAGGCGCTCAGAAGTTCTGGATCCCGCAGGAAAAGGATGATCAGGTTGTTGTGCTCTCGCCCGGCGGCGACACGACCAAGGGCATCGTCTATCCGGGACCGTTCCGCGGGGCCGCGCCAGCTGGCAATTTCGAGGGGGAATTCACCGGAAACGGCGACGTCGTCGCAAGCGGCATAAGCCTGGTCAATCATGTCCACGGCGGCGTCTCGTCTGGCACCTCTACCACGGGCGAGCCGCAGTAGATTTCCGGGGCAACCGCCAGAGGATTGCGCCATTCGCGCTATTCAAGATGGCGCCATGTACGGCATCAGCGCAACCACTGGCAGGAAGATCGGCGATCTCGACCACCTTCGCCAATCTATCCAGGACATCCTCACCACGCCGATCGGGTCGCGGGTGATGCGGCGCAGTTATGGGTCGCGGCTCTTCGAATTGATCGACGCGCCCTATTCCGCGTCCACGAAGCTGTCGATCATCGCCGCCACAGCAGAAGCGCTGGCGACTTGGGAGCCGCGCATCGAGGTCGAAGATATCGCGCTGAAAACCTATCAGCCGGGCCGGATCACGATAGACCTCACCGGGCGGTATCTGCCGAACGGGCAAGAGGTGACGATGCAGGGGATTGAAGTCGCATGAGCCGTTTCGCCCAGATTGATCTTTCGGAGCTTCCGCCGCCTGACGTCGTCGAGGAAATCGACTTCGAGACGATCCTTGAAGGTGCCGTTACGGAGTTGGCCGGCAAGGTCCCTGATCTTGCCGGGACGATCGCGCTTGAGAGTGACCCGCTGCGCAAGAACCTCGAGGTCATGAGCTACATGGCGATGTTGCTGAGGGCACGGGTCAACGATGCCTCGCAAGCCGTCATGCTCGCAACGGCGACCGGTGCAGATCTAGAAAACCTGTCCGCGCTCTTCGGTGTGCAGCGCCTCGTGATCGTGCCGGCCGATGAAGAGACGGTGCCGCCGACGCCTGCCGTGATGGAAGCGGACGATGATCTGCGCCGCCGCACTCAGCTTGCGCTCGAAGGGTTCACGACAGCAGGTAGCCGCGGGGCCTATGAATTCCATGCGCGCTCGGCCGATGGGCGCGTTGCCGATGTGTCTGTCACCTCGCCGAGCCCCGGCGAAGTATTGGTGACGGTTCTCGCCAACACGGGTGACGGAACCCCACCCGCTGATCTGATCGAAGCTGTCGGGCTGGCCGTGAATGCCGATGAGGTCAGACCGCTTTGCGACTACGTCACCGTCGCGGCGCCCACGATCATCGAATATATGGTGGTTGCCGAGTTGGAGATCGCTGACGGCCCGGATGCATCTGCGGTGCTGAGTGCGGCGCAGGACGCGGTGAACGCCTATGTCGCTGCCACCCATGCAATCGGCGCCACCGTCGCCGTCTCCGGCCTTCTGCGCGCGCTGCATCAGGCGGGTGTGATCTCCGCCACGCTGAGCACCCCGGCTGCGGATATTGAAGCCTCTCTGACCGAGGCGCCTTACTGCACCTCGGTTACCATCACACAAGCGGGGGCGTGATGGTCGATAGCCTGCTCCCCCCGAATTCGACCACGCTTGAGACTGCGCTTGAAGAGCTCGCCTCGAACCTGCTTTCGATCGACGTCCCAGTCGATCAGCTCTGGTCGCCGGAACGGGTGCCTGCGGCGCTGCTCGGGTATCTCGCCTGGGCGCTCTCGGTCGACGAATGGGACAGCAGCTGGGCGGAGAGCCGCAAGCGATCGGTGATCGCCGACAGCGTGATGGTGCATCGCCGGAAGGGCACGCCCTGGGCGGTCAAGCGCACGCTCGAGCTCATGGGCTACGGCACGGCCGATCTCACCGAATACGCGACCATGCCGAAGATCGGCGACGCACCGCCCATCGGGGGCGACTGGTATATCGGTTGGAGCGGCATGAGCTGGGCCGATTACATCGTCACGATCAAGCAGCCCATCAAGCGCGAGGATGCCGACCGCATCGAGGCGCGCCTGGCATCGGTGGCGCCCGCGCGCTGCCGTCTGTGGAAAATCATCGTGGCCGACGGCGTCTACTACGCGATCGGCGACGGCCTGTGGACCATCGGGGCCGATATCGTGATCGGCGGCTCCTACAATTACGAGGTGCAGACCAATGCCTGATCCGAACAACTACACCCCGCTCGACGAGGTCGTGGAGTGGCAAGCCACCATTCCCGCCTTGCAGGACGGATGGCCGCCCAACGGTGGCCCCGTCGATCCGGCGAACAATGGCGGGCTCTTGAACTGGCCGCTTCTGCATCTGGCCTCGCGCACGCTCTGGCTCAAGGCGCAGGCGGAGCAGCTGGCGACCGATCTCGCGAATATCGACGTGAGCGCCCAGATCAACGCAGCAATCGACGCGCTCGTGAACGGCGCGCCCGCGGCGCTCGACACGCTGTCCGAGCTGGCAGCGGCCCTTCAGGACAATGACGATCAGGTTGCGGCGCTCGTCGCTTCGATCGCTGGGAAGCTGTCGAAGGATCAGAACCTCAATGATCTGACGGATGTGGCTGCGGCGCGTCTGGCCCTGCAACTGAAGAGCGCAGCCCTGCGCGACGTCACGGACGGCGATGACTTGTCGGTTGACGGCGAGAACGTCGCGCTGCGGAAGAACGTGCTGGCCGCCATCCTTGCCAATCAGGTAGGACTTGGCATCGACCAAACATTGCAGGATGTGAAGGCGAGCAGGTCCGTAGGAACCGTGTATCAGAACACAACCGATAGGCCTATCGCTGTCACGGTGGATGGGCAGTGCTACAGTGGTGCCATCGCATACCTGCAATGGTCTGCCGATGGGACAACTTGGGTGACGGTAGGCAGATGGTCTGCAGAAGACACTATATACCGTGGCCGCTCAAACACACTCATAGTCCCTCCCAATGATTACTACCGCATCGCCGGGACACTCACCACTATGATCTACTGGACGGAGCTTCGCTAATGAACCTCGTTGAACATGGCTTTTTTCACCCTGATCGCGGCTACTGGCAGACGATGGGCGAGCCGTCGCAGGCCGTTCGCGACAGTTATCCGGACGGCACGATCGAGGTTCCCATCCGTCCCTCGACCGATCACCACTGGCAAGACGGCACATGGGTCTACCTGGCGCCGCCGATCGAGAAACTGCGCGCCGACGCTCTGGCCTCAGTCCAAGCCTGGGCGACGCGCTTCACCTCGCAGTTTACCGCCGGGTATTCCGCCGAGGAGATCGCGAGCTGGCCGGTGAAGGCCGACGCCGCACGCAAGCATCTGGCGGGCGATCCGCAGGCGATCATCACCGCCGAGGCCGCGCTGACCGGAGAAGACCCGAACGACCTCTCCGCGCTCGTCGTGCAGATGGCCGACCAATACGAGACCGTCATCGCCCAGGTCACCGGCCTGCGCCGCGCGACCCGCGACGCGATCGAGGCCGCGACGACGAAAGAGGCGATCGACCAGATCGTTTCCGGGGCGCTCAGCCAAGCCGAGGCGATGATCGCGGATCTTGGCTTGCAGGACGGGCAGGCCTGATCTGTCATGGATATCGCTCTGGCCTTCTACTGCGGCCGGGGCGGGCCGCTGGACGCCACCATTCGCTTTGCGACCAGATCGGCGTTCAGCCATGTCGAGATCATCGACCTTGGCCGCTCCGATTCCGGCAACGGCACGCCCTGCATCTCATCGTCATTTCGAGACGGTGGGGTCAGGCGAAAGCTGATCACGCTTCGGGCGGATCACTGGAAAATCGTTCGCGCTCCATGGGCGGCGCGTGACGCTTGGGCCCGCGCCGAGGAACACCTTGGCGCGGGCTACGACTATTTGGGAGTGGCCCTTTCCCAGATCCTCGCGCTTCGCCGGGGCGACCGCCGTCGCTGGTTCTGCTCTGAACTCTGCGCGATGGCGATTGGTCTCAACGCGCCCGTGGCGTTCTCGCCAGGCGGGCTCTTCGAGGCCGTGCAAGACATGAACCGCGTGTATCGGCTCGGGTGCGCGGTTGCGGGGGAACCGCCAGAGGATTGAGGGCTGACCAGATGGAATGCTCTGGCCAAGAGCAACGTCCGAGAACGAGGTCAGCATGCCCGCATCCTTCCTTCACGGCGTCGAGGTTATCGAAATCGACGCAGGCCCCCGCCCGATCCAGACGGTGAAATCCTCGGTGATCGGTATCGTGGGCACCGCCCCCGACGCGGATGCCACGGCCTTCCCGCTGAACACCCCGGTTCTCATTGCCGGATCGCGCAAGGAAGCGGCTGGCCTCGATACCGTTGGTGACAGCGCCGGGACGCTTCCGGCGGCACTCGACGGCATCTTCGATCACATCGGTGCCGTCGTTATCGTGGTTCGCGTCGAAGAAGGGGCGGACGAGACCGCGACCCTCGCCAACGTGGTCGGTGGGGTCAATGCCATCGACGGAAACCTCGAGGGCGTCCACGCCCTTGTGGGGGCCGAGAGCGTGGTCGGATACGCCCCTCGCATCCTGATCGCGCCCGGCTTCACCCATCAGCGCCCCGGCGATCTGGCAAACCCCGTTGTCTCCGAACTTCAGGGCATCGCCGATCGTCTGCGCGCGGTGATCATCGCCGATGGTCCGAACACGACCGATGACGCCGCCTACACCGCAGCCGGTGACTTCGGGTCCGACCGCATCTACCTGGTCGATCCGTGGCACAAGGTCATGGTGGGCGATGCGGTCGTCGATCTCCCGCCGAGTTCGCGAGTGGCTGGCATCATCGCCAAGGTCGACAACGATACCGGCTTCTGGGCATCTCCGTCCAATCACCTGGTCTACGGGATCCTCGGCACGAGCCGCCCGGTCGATTTCAAGCTCGGTGATCCGAACTCCCGCGCGAACCTGCTCAACGAGCAGAAAGTGGCGACCACGATCCGCCAAAACGGTTTCCGCCTCTGGGGCAACCGGTCGCTCACCGCTGACACCAAATGGGTGTTCCTCAGCGTGCGCCGCACCGCCGACATCATCAACGACTCGTTGCTGCGCGCCCATCTCTGGGCCGTCGATCGCGGGATCACCAAGACCTACGTCGAAGACGTTACCGAGGGCGTCAACGCCTACCTGCGCGACCTCGTCGCCATGGGTGCTATCCTCGGCGGCAAGTGCTGGGCCGACCCCGACCTGAACTCGGCCGCGAACATCCAGCTCGGCAAGGTCTTCTTCAACTTCGACTTCACGCCGGTCTACCCGGCCGAGCACATCACCTTCCAGTCGCACCTGGTCAATGACTACATCGAGGAGGTATTCAACTGATGGCCGCCGAGGACATTCTCAAGTATCTGAACCTGATCGCCGATGGCCGCGGCTACGCGGGCAAAATCGAAGAATACAGCCCGCCCGATCTGACCATTTCCACCGAGGAATTCCGTGGCGGCGGCATGGACGCGCCGATCGACATCGACATGGGCCAGGAGAAGATGACCTGCTCCTTCGTGCTGCCCTCCTACGATGCCAATCTTCTTGCGCTCTTCGGCATCAAGAACGGCTCCACCGTGCAGCTGACCGCGAAAGGCTCGCTCGAAAGCCTCGATGGGACCACCACCCCGGTCGCGCACAACATGCATGGCAAGATCATCTCGATCGCCAGGGGCACCTGGGGCTCTGGCAAGAAGCCCGCTCTGACCATCACCATGAGCCTGCACTACTACCGCGAGCAGCACGGCACGCGCACGATCAACGAGATCGACGTCATCAACATGAAGCGGATCGTCGATGGCGTCGACCAGCTCGCCGCGCATCGCGCCAATATCGGCCTGTAAGGAGGGCACATGAGCGAGGGGAACGTAATGCTGCCGTGGCTTGTCGAGAATGATGATGGGTCGATCACCGTGAAATTCGACGACATGAAACGGCCGCCGAAGATCGACGGAACGGAGGTCAAAAGCCTCACGCTGCGTGAGCCCACGGTCAACGATCAGCTGATTGCGGACAAGGGATCATCTCACGCAGGCGACAAAGAGGTCAGCATCATCGCGAACCTCACCGAGCAGGCGCCGGAGGCGATCAGCGGCATGACGCTGAAGCAGTATGGCCGCTTGCAGGACGCCTACGCGTTTTTTACTGGCTGACCCGCGCACAAGTCCGGGCGGGGGCTCTGCGGCTCGCCCGGCACACCGGGTGGGCCGCGGCGGAGATCATGGCCATGCCGGTCAGCCGTTTCATCTGGTGGTTAGAGGGCATCCCGGAGCATGAGCACTAAGAACCAACGCCTCAACGCTACGGTGACGATCGGCTCCGTCTTGGAGGCGTCGGTCAAGCGCAATATCGGTTTTCTGAAATCTGGGCTCAACCAGGTCGGCGATGCGATCAAGGATGTCGAGCGCCGCCAGAAGGATCTCGACCGGCAGCGCAATGTCCTTCGCAAGCAGGGCCAGTCTGTCGAACTTCTCGACCGCGAGTACGAAAAGCTCGAGCGCACCCTGCAAGGCCTGCGGCGCGCACAGGAGCGCTGGAACCGCGCCGCTGCCGCCTCCCGGCGCGTCGGCTCGACCTTCAAGTCAATGGCGGCTGATATTGGCCGGAATGCCAGGAATATCGCTATCGGCGCAAGCCTTGCCGGTGGTGCTGTCTTCGGTCTCGCTTCCTCGACGGCACAGCTCGGAGACGACGTGGCGAAGACGGCTGACAAGCTCGGCATCGGGATCGAGCAGCTGCAAGAGCTGCGCTATGCCGCAGAGCGATCCGGGGTCAGCACATCGTCCTTCGACGCCGCGCTCGAGAAGATGCAAAAGAACCTTGGCGAGGCGGCGACCGGAACCGGCACAGCCAAGGACGCGCTGAAAGAGCTCGGCCTGTCAGCTGAACAGCTCATCAACAAGTCGCCTGACGAAGCGCTTGGCATCATCGCCGATCGCATGCAGGGCGTGGAAACCGCCGCCGAACGGGCGACGCTCGCAAATGATATCTTCGGCCGCTCCGGCATCGGCATGATCAACATGCTGCGCGGTGGCTCCGACGGCCTTATCCAGCTGCGAAAGGACGCGCAGCGCACCGGCTATGTGCTGTCCGAAAAGGCTGCGCGAGACGCCGAGGTATTTCAGGATACGCTTCTCGACACGCAGCTCGTGATGAAGGGGCTGAAGAACACCGTCGGCGCGGAGCTGATGCCGGTGGTAACCACGGCAATGCGCCGCGTCGGCGATGCTCTGGTCTCGAACAGAAGCGACGTGAAGCGGTGGGCCGAGACCTTTGCCGATGGCGTCGAGCGCGCGCTGCCTATCGTCGGTGAGGTCGTTACTGGCATCGGCCAGGTCAGTTCCGTGGTCTGGGGGGTCGTTGACAGCACCGCCGAGATGGTCGGCGGATGGGAAAACTTCGGAATCGTGATCGGGGCTGCTCTCGCATCGAGGACGGTTGTGCGCGTCGCCAAGTTCGGCGCGGCAGTTTTCAGCCTGGGCCGGTCCATGTTCGCACTCGCGCGCAGCACACCGCTTGTGGTCGGTGGTATTCGTGCAATCGGCTCCGCGCTTCTCATGAACCCGATCGGCCTCGCAGTCGCCGCGATCGCAGGCTCTGCCTTCCTTATCTACAAGAATTGGGAAGCGGTCGGACCCTGGTTCAAGGCGCGCTGGGAGAACGTCAAAACCTATTTCAGCGGGTTTGCAGATTTCGTCGGCGGCGTCTTTACCGCTGATCTCTCGCGCGCATGGAGCGGCATCAAGCAGATGTGGGGCGCGGCGTCCGCATTCTTCAAAGGCGTCTGGGACGGGATCGGTGCGATCTTCGTTGCCACCTGGGAGAATGCGATAAAACCGGTCACGGATGCTCTGGGCGTCACCGATCAAATCACGAGCGCTTGGAACACGGTCAAAAATTCGTTGGGCCAAGTCCTCGACTGGATCGGCAGCAAGTTCCAATGGCTTGGCGAGATCATCATGCCGGTGATCGACGGCCTGAAATGGGTGAAAGACAAAGGGGCCGCCGCGCTGCAAAGCGTTGGCATCGGTGGCGGGCCTGATATTGGTGAAGTTGCGCGGGATTCTGCAATCAACACCGGTGATAGCGGCATCGGGCAAGACCGGCGCGCTCAAGTCCTCGCAGCCCAGAGAGAGCGGTTGAAGGCAATGGGTGTGCCGGAGGACAAGCTGCCGCCTTTGCAGAAACGGGCGCTGGGCGGACCATTCGGCCCCGGGTGGAGTCTGACCGGCGAACTCGGACCAGAACTCAAGTTTGAAAACCGCAGCGGATATGTCGCAAACAACCGCGCGATGCGCCAGCTCGCGGGCTACGCTGATCGTATCGGAGGCATGATGGCGCCACAGCGCCCCAGCAGCCGTGGATCAGCGATGTCTGATCGCATCAACGCACTCTTCTCGCGCGCGGCCGGTGCTGTCCGCGCTTCTTCGGCATCCAACCAGGTGACGCAGAATATCAGCTACACGATCAACGCCGCCGGTGCCTCGGCAGACGAGATCATTCGCCTCATCGAGCGCAAGAGCCGTCAGGCAGCTGGCAATGGCCTGTACGATCGCGCCTCGGCGATCGGTCCCTACGGGAGGTAAAGATGGCCGAAGTTATGATGCAGCTCGGGTTCTTCCAGTTCGCGCTCGACAGTGCGACCTATCAGCGGCTCAGTCGCTCGACCGAGTATAGATGGGCGCGGCAAGCGCGCATCGGCGTCAACGATGCTTTGCAATTCACCGGATACGGGCCGGAGACGATCGAGATCGAGGGTGTGATCTACCCGCATTTCCGCGGCGGCCTCAAACAGATCGACAAGATGCGCTCTCAGGCAAACATCGGGATCCCGCTTCCGCTCGTCTCCGGCGTCGGCCGGGTGCTCGGGCTCTGGGTAGTTGAGGCGATCTCCGAGGGTCAGGAGGTCTTCGCATCGCAGGGCGTTCCACACCGGCAGGATTTCACGATGAGGATAGCAAGATATGACGGCGGTCTCAGATCTCTACTACAACTCCTCTGACGGCGACGTGCTCGACGCGATCGTCTATTCGCATTACGGCGACGCGCTGGACGGGAAGGTTGAGGCGGTCCTGTCGGCAAATCCGGGCCTCGCCGCGCAAGGTCCGGTTCTCAAGGCAGGCGTGCGCATCTTCCTGCCTGACTTGAGCACGGCAGCACCAACAGAGACGGCGCAGCTATGGGGTTGATGGATTTCAGGCCTCTGGTTCGCGTGACAGTCAACGGTGTTCCGCTGTCGAACCTCGCCTTTTCCCAGCTGTCGTCTGTGCGTGTGTCGGATGCCGCGGGGTTCACTTCAGACACCGCCGAGATCACCTTTGCGAATGTGTCGCCGATTTCCCGCTTCGCGATGCCCGAGGCCGGTGCCGAGGTCGAGATCGCGATGGGCTACCTCGGCAGTTTCAAGCACATGGGGCTCTATATCGCCGACGACATCGAGGAAGAGTCGCCACCGAGGGCGATAACCGCCATCTGTCGCGCGAAAGCCCAGGGAGAAACACAAAGCGGGTTCGCCCCGATCAACCAGCAGAAGACGCGCAGCTGGGAGGCAGGTCTGACGCTCAAAGCAATCGCCACGACCATCGCCGAAGAGAACGGGTTGCGGGCGGCAGTCACAGACGCGGCCGCCGCGATCATCCCCGGTCATGTCGATCAGATCGACGAAAGCGATCTCGCCGTTCTCACCCGGATCGCCGTGACGCATGACCTGATCGCAAAACCAGCCGGCGGGGTTCTTTTCGTCGGTCGGAAGGCGGATTCGATCAATGCCTCAGGTCAGCCGATGCCGACCATCGCGCTCTTGGAAACGAGCGTGACACGATGGCGCATGCGGCGCAGCCTCGGCGATGCGGTCGGAACGGTAATCGCCACCTATCGCGACGTTGGGCAAGGCGAGGACGTCGAGGTCAAGGTAGGCGAGAAGGAGCCCGTGCGCCGTCTTCGCCAGCGATTTCGGAGCGAGGAGGAGGCGCGCGGCGCGGCCGAGGCTGAATCGCGTCGCGCGAGCCGCGCCAAGGAAACACTCTCGATCGAGATGCCAGGAAACCCGAACATCTCGGCGGAGAGCAAGATCGTCCCGATGATGTTCAGCTCTGCCGCCGCCGGTGAGTGGGTCGTGGAGACAGCCACGCACGAGATCTCCGAGGGTGGCTATCGAACGACAATCCAGGCGCAGCGACCGGAATAGGGGAACCGCCAGAGGGTTTTCGGGCCGCGAGAGGGCAGGTTTCAGGAAAACGCTGGGAAAGGGCCCCATGAACTTCTGGAATAAAATTGGCGACCTTGGCGTTCTGATCCCCGCGGCGATCTACGTCTACATCCGCCATTCGGACAAGCCGCCGCTTCGCCGCCTGACGATTGTCGTTGTGAGTGCCGCGCTCGCGGTGAAGATCGCCCCGGAAATCAGCGATGAGGTGTCATGGCTTGGGCCGAACATGACCCTTGTCGCTGTCCAGGTCGGGATCTGGTTCTTCCTCGATCTGTTCAGCGCACTCATTGCCGAGCGCGACCAGCTGATCTCCCTTCTCATCAGATATTTCGGGGGTAAGAAATGACCGGGAAGCCGATGCCGAAAACACGCAAGTCCCTTCGCGACGGTGGTGAGCTGCTACTGATCGGAATCGTCTTCGTAATCGTGTTCGCGGTCTTTCGAGCGGCACCAGAGTTCGAGGGGGATATTGCGCCGGTCACAACGCCCGCACGGCTGAGCAAGCCTCCGATCCCGGACGGGCCGATGAGCACCGTGCTCTCGCTCGAGGCGGTGAAGCTACGCGGACAATGCAAGTGGCGCGACGTGGTCTGCTACATGGGACGCCGCGACGGGGACAACGTGAGTGTGCCCTGCCGCTTCCTCGACCAGCCGACGATCAGGCCCGCCGGGGCGTTGAAGTGGGAAGGGCTCAAGATAGACGTGCCGCCCGCGTTCTGGCCGCAAACCTATGCCGACGTCTTCCACCGCTGCCACCCGCTCTGGCGCACGAGGTCGAAGTTCTGGACCGGTAGCGCAGCCCAAAACTCAGGCAACGACGCGCAATAG